ATTCTTCTTGTTAAAAACAAGAAGACAGGAAAGCTTTCGCTTTCCCCAAAACAACACTTGATATACAAAGTGTTGCTCGCCTCATGGATTTCCGTGGGGCTTCAACCCGGAGGATGTCGAGTCCTCCAGACTTCTTTCCGCCGTTTTATGGACGGAAAGTTAAATTCCATCATATTAAATTATGATGGCACTTGTGCGACGCTTAAAGCGTCGTACGAAAAGTTGCGAGAACATTGGATTCTCGGAACCGAACCTAGGAGTGACCTCCTAGGCCAATTGGTACCGCATGCTGCGATACCGCTATTCCGATCCCTTTATAAAAAGGATCGGGGAATTCTTTACGCCTTTTCTGGCGCAAAGCGTGCCCTTCCGCCTCCATCCGCAAGGTTGGTTGAGGAAGGCCTTAAGAACCATAAAGAAATGGTTCTCTCTCGGTACCCGGGTTTACCCTTGTACCTTTACAACCGTTATTCAAAATGGTTGTCGAGTTCATACTTTTCCGGTATGAAACCTAAAGGAGGGATCGGTTTGATCTCTACTTCTGCCTGTCTTGGTTATCCCAAGTCAGTTGGTGGCCGTTTAAAATGGCTACAAGATCAGATTCGTGATTATCCAAACGGATGGTACGAAGCTGTATTCCAAGGGTACAATCGTGCCCAAGAATGGTTCTCTTACCAAAATAAGGGGACCCGTGAAGATCTTACTCGTAAGATCTATTCTGAGGTTCAAGATGGTCTTGAACCTCTTATTACGGCACCACAGGTTACGACCTGTGAGCCTGTCGCCGTACGTGAGTACGGCCATAAGGTTCGGATTGTAACAAAATCCGAACCAGAGAGTGTGTGCTTATCGCACGCACATAGAGAGCGTTTATACGCACTCTTATTCGACATTCCTGAATGCAGGAATGGCGTATCGGGGGATTATTTACCGATCCCCGTGTATGAACGCGATGATTACTTCGTGTTCTCTAGTGATCTGTCTAAAGCGACAGACACGTTATCCAAGCAAGCTGTTGGATTATTTTGTTCCACTTTCAACATCCCTCCCGGGTTGTTGTGTGAAATGAAATTTCCCAGCGGTGAGACTTGGAATAGGGGTATACCTATGGGTATGCCCTGTTCTTGGTCAGTTTTATCACTGATCC